CGATAACCCATGTGGATAGCTGCTGAATAGCTCAGGGGGATCCCAGCCAGACTCTCACACTCTCCCATATCGAACACTACTACCTCGCAGGCTCAGGGGGGTCCAATTGACACCACGGGGGGGCGGAACCACAGGCCGAGATATATATAGTTCCCACCCAGATACAAAAAAAGCGGAAATTGAAAAGAGGGAATGTGTTATAGATAATGGTTAAGAGGCGGATCTGTTAGAAGAAAAAGTAATATCGGAGAGATATTTGTATTTCTATGGATTTATCTATAGGATAGGGGGGGTAAGGCGGGCGTAATAAGCCCGTTTAGTTTTTAAGGAGTCCGAGATGGAAGACAAAAGCCATACAGTTGAGTATACGTCCATTGATTACCATTCAATGTGCCAGAAATCTAAAGACCAGATTAATAGAATGCAGAAGGCTGGCTATCAGACTATGCATGACCCCAAAAAAACCCCAGAAGAAGTAGGGAAAATGGACGGGTATTCAATCATTATGATGGGAAAGCATGGATAACCAGCGTACTCAAGGCTCTGGCAGGCCGTCCAAAAAGGATCTTGCCGCCAATTCAGCTGGAGGGCGAAAGAAAGTTGGTCGCCCAAAGGGTGACGCGGCGATAATTAACGAGTATAAGTCCCGTATGCTGGCCTCTCCGCGCTCAAAGAAGGTGATGGATACCATATTTGAGGCTGCTTTAGACCATGACCACAGGAATCAGGCCGCAGCATGGAAGCTGGTAATGGATAGAATCCTGCCAGTAGCGGCATTTGAGAAAGACATTGTTAAAGATGGGGGGCGAAGTGCGATACAGATTAACATCACTGGGGTTGGAGGTGCGTCTATTACGCATGGAGATCAAGCGGAAGCTCAAGAAGAAGATGCGGTTGTTGCGATCCAAAATCCGAGCGATTAAGGATAGTATTGACCAGTTTGTGCATGAAATTTTTCGCTAGATCCGAGTTTGACTGCCAGTACACAGGGGAAAATAAGATGGACCCTGAGTTTTTGGAGCGGCTAGACGAGCTTAGGGAGATGTGTGGGTTTCCGTTTGTGATTACAAGCGGGTATAGAAGCTACGATCACCCTATCGAAGCTGCAAAAGACGCCCCTGGCACTCACGCTCAAGGCATCGCTGCAGATATAGCAGTGGATAGTGCGTCCAACAGATACATACTAATTAACTACGCTTTTCAACAGGGATTTACGGGGATCGGTGTAGATTCGGCATTTGTTCATCTAGATATTCGCAATGCAGTTCCCGTACTTTGGACGTACTAAAAGCCTAAAGGGGTGATTTATGAAAACTATCACGGCGGTACTCACTTTATTATTGCTTACTGGCTGTGCTTCTAACACTTCTCAGTATTACGAGGCAGTGCAGAAAGCAGCAGAGGCTAGTTCTCAGGCAACTCAAGCTAAGTTTAATGCCTTATCTGCTATTGCTACATCGGGAGATGGTCAGGCTGCTAGCGCAGCTGTAATGGCGTTAGCCTTGTCACAGACCCCCACAATTCAGCCGATGCCTCAGCAGTCTACTGCTTTGCAGTGGGCGTCTGTGCTGGCTAGTCCGGTTACTTCACTTGGAATGATGTGGATGCAAGCGGATTCAGCCAAGACGATGGCAAGATATAACGCTAAGGTGGACTTGGCGCAGGTAAAAGCTGACGCTGAAACTCAACAAGCCCTATATGGGAGCTTTAGTGACATTTCAAGTTCTGGCTTTACCGCCTTGGGCAATGTGGATTACACCCCGTTTATTGATGGCATGGTAACGCTTGGTGTTACAGGCATGGATAATATTGTTGATATGGGTGAAGCAGGCTTTGATGCCAATACCACTATCGCCACTACTGGCATTAACGCAACCAGTGCCGTAGGGATCGCTGGAATGACCAACCTGGTTACCCTAGGCACAACTGCTATTGACTCAGTTGAGAACGTAGGCATTCAAGGGATGATGGGCATCCATCAAACTAACGAAGATTGGCTTTCTTACCTCAATAAGAGCGATGTAATTATGCAAGACATACTGAAAAACAACGGCTGTACAATCACCACCGATTCAAACAACAAGATCGTAGTGACCTGTAACTAGCCTTGGCTGATTTAAATGTTCAGCTGTTGCCTTGGCAGCAGGATGTCTACTCTGATTCCGCGAGGTTCAAGGTAGTCGCTGCTGGAAGACGGACAGGGAAGTCCAGGCTTGCTGCATGGTTATTGATTATTAACGGCCTTCAAGCAGATAAGGGCCATGTTTTTTACGTTGCGCCCACGCAGGGGCAGGCCAGAGATATTATGTGGCAAACCTTGCTGGAGCTAGGACACCCTGTGATTGCGGGTTCGCATATTAATAACCTGCAAATCAAGCTGGTCAACGGGGCCACAATTAGTCTCAAGGGAGCCGATAGGCCAGAGACAATGCGTGGTGTGTCCTTGAAGTTTCTTGTGATGGACGAGTACGCAGACATGAAGCCTGACGTATGGGAGCAAATCCTCCGTCCAGCACTAGCTGACCAAAAGGGAGAGGCTCTGTTTATTGGTACTCCTATGGGACGTAACCACTTTTACGAGCTATACAAGTACGCTGAGCTTGGAGAAGATGAAACGTACAAGGGCTGGCACTTTACTAGCTATGACAATCCGATTCTTGACCCTTCTGAGATCGACATGGCAAAAAAGTCTATGTCTAGTTATGCGTTTCGGCAGGAGTTTATGGCTTCGTTTGAGGCTAGAGGCTCTGAAATGTTCAAAGAGGATTGGGTCCGTGTTGGCGAAGACAGCATAGAAGGTGATTATTATATTGCCATTGACCTTGCTGGCTTTGAGGAAGTAAATAAAAAGCGCACAAAGAATACTAGCTTGGACGAAACAGCGATTGCAGTCACAAAAGTTAGTCCTGATGGTTGGTTTGTGGAAAACATTATTCACGGCAGGTGGGACTTAAACGAAACTGCTATGAAAATCTTCCAAGCTGTGCGTGATTATCGGCCTGTAAGCGTAGGAATAGAAAAGGGGATTGCAAAGCAAGCAGTAATGTCCCCGCTAACAGACTTAATGAAGCGGTATGGGTTGTTTTTTCGTGTTGAAGAGCTTACTCATGGAAATAAAAAGAAGACTGACCGCGTTATGTGGGCATTGCAGGGGCGATTTGAAAACGGTTATGTTACTTTAAACAAGGGTGCGTGGAATACGCGGTTCCTTGACCAGCTGTTTCAGTTTCCTGACGCCTTAACGCACGATGATTTAGTTGACGCTTTAGCGTATATAGATCAGTTGGCGCAGGTCGCATACGATTACGAGTATGAAATTGATGACCACGAAATTCTGGACGTTGTAGCTGGATATTAATAGGAAAAGATCATGGCAGACGAAATTTACGAACCCGACCCTTTAATGGTTGAGCAATCCCTTGCTGGTTGGGTTATGGCAAAGTGTGACGATTGGCGAGATTACTATGAGTCAAACTATGAAGAAAGATTCGATGAATACTATAGGCTATGGAGAGGTCAATGGGATCCTGATGACTCTCAAAGAGCGTCTGAGCGTTCTAGAATTATCTCTCCTGCGCTTCAGCAGGCTGTAGAGTCGAATGTTGCAGAGCTTGAAGAGGCAACCTTTGGTCGGGGCAAGTGGTTTGATATTGCAGATGACGCTGTTGATGGCGACAAGCAAGATATTTTGTATTTACGCAAGAAACTGGGCGAAGATTTTGAAACCTGCAAGGTTCGGAAAGCAGTTGCCGAGTGCCTTATCAATGCTGCTGTCTTTGGGACGGGCATTGGCGAGGTGGTTATTGAAGAAATTAAAGAGATGGCTCCAGCAGCCGAGCCTATTATGGACGGGGATCTTCAGGCAGTTGGTGTAAACATTAAAGACCGCGTTGTTGTAAAGCTAAAACCTATTTTGCCGCAAAACTTTTTAATTGATCCTGTTGCTACCTCTATTGAAGAGGCATACGGGGTGGCTATTGATGAGTTTGTTAGCAAGCACACTGTAGAAATTTTACAAGAGCAGGGTAGCTACAACGAAGGGATGATTGAGTCGGCAGCGCCAGACATTGAGCTTGAGCCAGACCAAGACCTTACCGTATACAATGATGACAAAGTTCGGATTACAAAGTATTATGGCTTGGTGCCAAAAGAGCTTCTTGAGTCTGAAGATGTTGAAGTAGAAGAAGACTCAAAATATGTTGAAGCTGTTGTTGTTATTGCAAACGGCGGCACATTGCTTAAAGCCACAAAAAACCCATACATGATGGTCGATCGACCTGTTGTTGCGTTCCCTTGGGACGTAGTGCCAGGGCGATTCTGGGGTCGTGGCGTTTGTGAAAAAGGCTATAACAGCCAAAAAGCACTGGATACAGAGCTACGCGCAAGGATTGACGCGCTTAGTCTTACAATCCACCCCATGCTCGCTATTGATGCAACCCGATTGCCCCGAGGTTCTAAACCGGAGGTCAGACCGGGCAAGATGATTTTGACTAACGGAGATCCGCGTGAAGTACTACAGCCATTTAACTTTGGGCAAGTGGGGCAAATTACTTTTGCTCAAGCTGCAAGCCTCCAGCAAATGGTACAACAAGCGACAGGCGCTGTGGACTCAGCAGGGATCGCTGGACAGGTCAATGGTGAAGCTACTGCTGCTGGGATATCTATGTCTCTCGGTGCAATTATTAAGAGACATAAGCGCACCCTTATAAATTTCCAACAATCGTTCTTGTTACCGTTTGTAACTAAAGCGGCTCACAGGTATATGCAGTTTGATCCAGAAGAATACCCCGTAGCTGACTACAAGTTTGTAGCAACCAGCACGCTTGGCATTATTGCTAGGGAGTATGAGGTAACTCAGCTGGTTCAACTGTTGCAGACAATGAAGCAAGACAGTCCTTTGTACCCCGTGTTGATT